CTGGCACGCCTCGTCGATGGCCGCGTACCTCGCTCGGTGCACGACGGCGGTGAGTGCGGCGGTGTGGTTGTGGTGGTCGGCGCCGGGGCCGGCCATCGCGAGGGCCATCAGGTCCAGGTCGATGACGATGTCACGCGCTGTCGCGTGCGCCTTGATCCAGCTGGACTTGCCCGCGGCCGGCGGACCGGTGACCACGATCAGCACGAGGTGTCACTCCTCCTGCTCCTTCGCGGCGCCTACGACTCGGAGCGGCCGGCCTTCATCCGTTCGATCTCTGAGCGGAGGCGGACTTGCCTAACGTCTCGGATGCCGAGTAGGGCGCGAACTCGGTAGCGGACCTGGAGCCAGAGCAATGCCATGCGGCCCATGCTGTCACCACCTCCGGGAGGACCGCACCGTCTGGCGCGGCGGGCCAGCCCGGTTGCCCCTGCTGCTGTTGCAGCGGCGGTGCGCTGAGCGGGCGTTGGCGGGGTCGAGCAGGTCGCCGCCGCGACTGAGTGGCATGAGGTGGTCGAGGGTGAAGGCGAGCGGGTGTCGGCGGCCGTCGACGCCCTCGGGGATGTTGTGGCCGCAGATCCAGCAGGGGTGGCCCATGGCCTTCACGGTGGCGACGAGGCGGCGGTAGGGGCGCCCGTTGCGGATGCCGGCCACGGGCGCCTCCTGCTCTGTCTACGCGTCGCCGAGGACCTCGTCGCGCGCGGCCTGGGCCCTGCGGTTGAGCGCGCCGGTCATCCGGAACAGGGCGACGGTGAGGGCGAGGAAACCGACGACGAGGAGCGTCTGTGTGATGACGCTGAGGATGTGGACGTGCTGGGTGGCGAAGGCGATGACCAGCAGGATGAAGGTGCCGGTGGCCCAGGCGAACCAGATCCGGAGTTTCTCGACGCGGACGGCTGTCTGTACGGCGCGGTAGTCGCGCATGGTCCCCCCAAGGACGCTCGACGGCTGAGTGGGCATCATGCGCCGTCGGGGGGCGTTGCGGTGGCCGTATGGCCGTCCCGTGACCCGGGTGAGTGAAGGTCCGCAGCCTGGGCCCCGTGCTCACCACGGCCCGTGTCAGTGCATGGTGAGCGGTCCCCCCAGGCGGCGGACGCTGAGCACGACGAAGCCCCAGCCGGGGGACGGTGGCTGAGGCTTCGTCGTGAGTGCTGTGATGCCCGTGTGCGGGCATGGCTGTACACGCAGATCGTGACACTGCGTTGACCTGCGGGTCAAGCGGACTGGGGCGAGGCGCGCCGGGCGACGAGAGCGGCGACGTCCTGCACGGCGTACCAGGGCTGTCGCTCGGTGCCGCCGGAGCGGGAGAGCTGGCCTCGCTGGACGAGCTTGCGGACGGCCGGGAGGCCGACGCCGAGGGTGCGGGCGGTCTGGTGGGCGGTGAGGTGGCCGGGCCGGATGAGCTGTGACTCCATGCCCCCATGATGTCTACGGCCGCCACTCCTCGCGGTATCCGGGCCTGTCCGCGTAGGGCATGGCGAGCAGGCGCATCACGTCTTCCAGCGCGCCTTGCTCGACGCGGGCCGCCCGTCGGTTCTCCGCGCTCACTGGGTTCCTTACCTGTGCTCGGACGTCTTCGTGTTGGCGCAGTACGCGGCGCTTCGCTTCGATCTCGCGCAGCACCCTGGCCGGATCATGCTCGGCGATGAACGCGGCCTGCTCCACGGTCGGGTAACCCTCGTCGTAAGCCACGTGATAGCCGTCATGATCACCTGAGACGTGAGCACCATTCTCATCCCCGTGGTGGTGCCATCGCCCTTCCGCGCCCTCGCGAGCCGCCAGTGCGATCCGCTCGTCCTCGTCGAGCTGCTCGCCGAGCCACCGCACCAGGTCTTCCGTCATGGGGTCATCCTCTCGCAGTGGTGTCAGCCGCGGGCACAGTCTCGGGAGCCGGTTCCGGGGCGATCTGGGCCGCTCGTGGAGGGGCCCGAAACTCGAAACTTCGCAGGTGGGGTCCGATATCGGGGGCGAAACCGGTTTCGGATCAAGGCGAAACCACGGGCTTGATCCGAAACCGGGTTGAGGGCTCTACTCGGCGTCTTCTGCGGCGGGCAGATCGGCGTACCGGAGGCCCTTGGCGCCGCCGCAGCACTCCCGGATGGTGAGCTGCCGGGTGGACACCTTGTGGGGCTTCAGGGCGGCGGACAGGGCCGTGGACGCTCCGGCGGCGTCCAGCTCGGTCCACGGCCGGTACAGGTCGGCCCGGTACGCGGCGAGGGCCTCGACGAGCCGGTGCGAGTGGACGGTCTCGACTCCGTCGGGCCAGATGGCCCGCAGGTGGTCGAGGACCGTCTCGACGTCCTGCTCTTCGACCCGGGCGCCGACGGCCTGCCCGGTGAGGGTGCCGGCCGCGGTGCGCAGCGCCAGGGCGCGCTTGCCGATGTCCTCGGCCTCGGTCTGCTTGATGAACGCGGCGCGGACGGTGATGCCTTCGCGGCCGCGGGCGAGGATGCCGGTGCCCTGCTCGTCGATGCTGATGTCGGTGGCCCGGAGGCCGCGGTCGTAGGCGCCGGTGCCGAGCACGTTGTTGTTGGCGCGCCAGTCCATGACGGCGAGGCACAGGCGGGTGCCGACGGAGCTGGAGACCGAGCTGGGCAGGCTCGGGGCGTCGGGGTTCTGGGTGAGCAGGATGAGGATGAGGCCGTAGGCGCGGCCCTTCTTGATGAGCCGGGTCGCGAGGGCGGCGGCCTCGTCCTTGTAGTCGGCGTGGGTGAACAGCTCCTGCACCTCGTCGATGACGATGACGCGCGGGCCGAGCTGCTGCTCCGGGTACTTCTCGGCGAGCGCCCGGGTGACGCGCCGGCCGTCGGGGACCTCGGAGGCGGGCAGTCCCTTGATGAACTTGGCGCGCCGCTGGTACTCGGCGATCCCGGAGCGCATCCCGGCGAGGGCGGCCTCCAGGTCCTCGTCCTCGTCGCCGGACACGTACCGGTGGCAGACGGGCTTGACCGAGTCGAGGTCGCCAGAGCCCTTGAGTTCGTAGATCCACAGCTCGGCGGTGACGTCGAGGGCGACGCCGAGGACGATGGCGAGCGCGCACGACGTCTTGCCGGAGCCGGGGATGCCGCCGACGAGCAGGTTCGAGTACATGAGGGTGACCTCGATGAGGTTGCCGCGCGGGTCGAAGCCGTAGGGCAGCGGCTCGTACACGTCGGCCTGACCGCCCTTCATGAGCGGCCACAGCCTCCGGTCGGCCTTGGCCGGGTCCCGCTGGGCGACCCACAGCACGAGACGCCCGGGGTGGGCGGTGCGGTCGGCCGAGGGCCACACGGTGCTGATGGGGCGGCGCATGGCGGCGGCGAGCGCGGCCCGTTTCTCCAGGACGGCGGTGGCCTCGACACCGGGCGGCAGGTCGACCTCGGCGCGCCAGCCGGGCCCGTCGCGCATCACCTCGGAGGCGAACTCCACGCCCTTGCGGCCCTTCCTGCCCTCGATGCCGATCGCGGCGAGCGCGTCGAACACCTCGGTGGAGTCGAGGCGGCGGAGCACGTTGGTGGCGACGTAGCGGGTGATGAGCGCCTTGTCGCCCTTCTTGCCGTTCAGTCCGGCCAGGGCGGCGGCGCCGATGTAGGCGGTGAGCGTCCAGCCGGGTACGAGGAACGTGCTGACGAGGGTGGTGATGCCGGTGGCGGTGGCGACGGCGATGGAGGCGACGCGGCGGGGCCGGACGCGGCGGGAGTGCTCGCGGGACAGGGACAGCCACGCTTCGATGTCGGCGGACGCGGCGGCCTTGGCCTCGACGGGTCGGGCCTCGGTGTCGGCGACCCAGCGGCCCCAGCGGACGATGAGCCGGCCGGTGCCGCGAGGGGCGCGCAGGAGCAGCCGCCCGAAGTAGACGGGGGCGCGGAGGGCATGGAAGCCGGCGACGTGTCCGTAGTAGGACGCGGTCCAGCGGACGGAGTTCGTGAAGGCGTCCCAGCGGCGGAGGGCCGGGGGGACGATGGGCGGGGCCTCGGCGAGGTAGGCCTGGCGTTCGGCGATCCATGTGCCGTCGGCGGCGGGCTCGGGGCGGTCGACGGGACGCGGCTCGGCGTTCTGGATGATGTCGAGGACGGTCTGCCGGACGCCAGCGTCCTCGGCGTCCTGAGGGGCGTCCTGTAGCGGCTTGATCAGGCTGTCGGTCATGCTGGTGGCTCCGGTTGCTCGATGGGCGGTCCGGGGCCCGGGGACGGCGACGGCTTGCAGGCAGGACGCCGTCCCCGGGGCGGTGCTACTTGCGGCGTGCGGCGTCCTTGGCGTCCTCGCGCTTCTGCGCGTCCTCGCGGATCCGCTCGACGCGGTTCTCCAGGGCCTTGACGGGCTTGCCGCGGGCCTGACGGCGTTCGATGCGGACGCCGAGGAGGATCACGGCGGCCAACTCGCGGGCGTTGTGCGGGTCCTTGTCGGTGAGCGCCATGTCAGGCCTCCGGGGTGGTGTCGTCGGGCAGGGCCTGGGCGACGGCGGCGTCCGCGACGGCGATCGATGCCCACAGGGCGCCGGCGGCGGCGAGCGGCTCCGCCCTCTGCCAGCCGTCGCCCCGGGCCGCGGACTCGGCCTCGCGGGCGAGGGTGGTGGCGCGGTCGATGGCGGCGTCCGCCATCTTCAGGCGCTTGTCTCGGTTCACGGGTTCCTCCTGTTCAGCGGTGCTTTTGGATGTCGCTCCAGATGGAGCGGAGGACGAGGGCGAGGATCGCGACGGACACGGCGCCGATGGCGACGGCGATGGCGAACAGGGAGGCGACCAGGCCCCCGGCGATGCCGAGGCCACCGATGGTCAGCCACTTCCGGGCGTCGAACTCCTGCCGGGCCTGCTGCGGGGCGGGCGTCTGCTCCGCGGTGGCCTTCTGCACGGCGAGGATTGCGGTGATCGTCCGCATCAGCTCGGTGTTGTCGGCAGCCTCGACGGCGTCCCGGGCCGCCTTCTCGATGTCGCTCACGGGTTGCCCCCGCCCGGCCCGGCCAGTGCCTTCTCCCGGTCGTACAGGGCGTCGATGGTGTCCCATGCCCCGGTCAGACCTTGGGCGTTCATCTCGGCCCGCATCGCCGCACGGAACTGCCGCTTCGAGGGCGGCGGGTCGGTGGCGTACAGCTCGGCGGCGAGCATCGCTACCGCCTTGCTGTTCGCCGTCCGCGGCCCCTCCAGCGGGGGCGTGCCAGAACCGTGACCGCCCTGCGTGACCGCCAGGCTTGAACCCCCCGTGCCACCTGCGGTTTCGTCGTCCGGCACACCCCCCGCGAGGAGGGCCTGCAACTCGGTGTCGGAGACCAGGGCGGGAAGGTCGGTGTGCCAGTCCGGCAAGGGGTGCTCGTCCACGATCTCCGCGTACCGCTCGAACGCGTCGTGGGTGGTCGTGATGGCCTCGGCTTCCGCCTCCCGGGACGCCTTCACGATGTCCGCGGCAGCGAGGGTCTCGTCGGCCCGTGCCGCGGCCACGGCACGGGAGACGGCGATGCGGTCACGCGTGATGGCACGGGTTCGGTCGATGGCGGCCTGCGCCCGCGCGCTGATCCGGGTGCGCTCCCGGTCGATCGCCATGACGAGCGTCGTCTTCGCGAGGACGGGGATCAGGGCGCCGACCGCCGCGGCGAGAGCGTCTCCGGCGAGCGCCCCGTGCACGGCGAGGACCGCAACGGTGAGGGGCAGGAACACCCACCCGATGACCTTGGGGAGTCGGGCACTGGATCCCTGCCGGCGGTGCGCGGTCTCCTGCGCGAGGGCGTACAGCCAGACGGCGTCGTAGAGGACGGCGACGGAGTAGGCGAACGCGGGGTGGGCGGTCGCGGTGAGGATGCTGCCGATCGCGGCGACGGCCCACACGACCGCGACGGCGGTAAGGATGGCGGGCAGCAGCCAGGGCGCTGCCTTCCTGACGTGGTTCACGGGGTGTCCTCTCGGAACGACGCGTAGTCGCCGGGCGGGTAGACGTAGTTACTGAGGGCGCCCTCGGCGGCGACGGCCGCAGCGCCGAGGGTGGCGACGACCGCAGCGGTGCCGGCATGCCCGTGCTGCGCGGCTGCCTGCGCCGTTACGGCAGCGAGCTGGGTGGCGCGGCGGGCGGAGGCGGGGGAGCCGTCGGGCGTGTTCATCGCGGAGTACAGGGCGTCGCGGGCCCGGTCGCGGAAGCTCACTGGCCACCGTCCCGGAGCGCGTCGAGCTGGTCGGCGAGGCCGCGGAGCCGATCGGCGTACCGGTCGAGGTCAGCGGCCAGGCTGTACAGCTCGGTGGCGTCGAGGGTCTGGCCGAGCGGGTAGACAGAGACGCCGGGCGCCCGGCCGCCGAGGTGCCTGTCGGAGGACTCGGCGTAGGGGGACTGGACGAGCTCGGCGGCGAGCAGCGTGCGGCCGAGGTAGAGGCACTCGACGACGGGGCCGGCGTGGATGAGGTCGACGCGCTGGGTCTCGGGGTCGTGGTGGGCGTGGCCCGCGCACCACGTGGGCTCGGGCAGGGCGACCGGGCCGTGGTCGGCGGTGGTCAGGGTGACGGTGCGCAGCTCGGTCACTGGTCCTCCCCTGCGGGGAGCGCGACGGCCTCGGCCCAGGTCTTGCCCTCGTTGAGGGCGGCGTCCGCCTGGTCGACGGTGACGTAGCCGGTGACGGGGTGCTGGGCGAGACGGTCGCGCAGGTAGCGGGCGTCCCAGGCGGGGCCCATGGCGGGGCTGAGCTCGGCGTCATCGAGCGTGCTGCGCAGCGCGAGGCGGGCGTACATGACGCGGTCGTTGAGGAGCCGGTCGTGGGCGTCCTGGCCGCCGTAGGTGGCGGGGTGCGGGATGTTGATCGCTTCGAGGACGGCGGCGAGGAGGTCGCGCACCGGCTCGGGGATGTCGATGTTGGTCACCGGGCGTCCGCCTTGCGGATGCTGCTGCCGGTGGCGCCGGCCGCGGTGACGCGCACGGTGATCGTGCGGCCGGGGGTGCGGCGGATGATGCCGGCCGCGACGAGGCGGCGGCTGGGCTGCGCACTGGTCAGTGCGCACGGAATAGACTCCGGCATGGCCGGTCCTCCTGGTTGAGTCAGGGGGTTCTGGTCTGGGGTCGGGCGACGCGCGCGCCTCGGGTGTTCCACCACCCGGGAGCTGTCGTCCGGCCCCGCTTCTATTCGGTTGTCGAGTACTTCTTGATCGCGTCGTTGACGGAGGTGTAACTCCGTCCGACGTCCTTCGCGACCTTGTAGGCGCTGCCGAGTTCGGCCTTGCCGTCGGCGAGCGCCTTGCCGCGCCGTTCGAGCGCTCCGGACAGTTGCGATTGGAGCTGTTCCACCAGCTCTTCCTCACGCCTGAACCGGACCCGCCAGGGTTCCTCGGTCACAACGGAGAGACTATCACGGGGGGCCGTTATAGTCACGCGTTCTCCTTCGGCTGGAAGTGCGCGAGCAGCAGCAACTCCTGCTCCGTCCGGTACGACGCCCCGCACCACCGGCACCGCACCACCTCACCCGGCAGCCGGGACAGCACCGCACCGCACACCGCCCCGTCCACCGCCGCGATGCACAACCCGAGCCGCTGACGACGCGGCAGCGGATCCCCGACGAGCGACCGCAGCTGGGCCTCCAACTCGCGGACCTCGCGCGCCAGGTCGCCGGCCGCCGGGTAGTGGACGACGATCCACTCCAGCTCCATCGACAGCCACCGGCAGTCCGCGGCCAGCCCGGCCGGGGGCGGCGCCGCGTGCTGCGGCCACCGCTCCCGCTGGACGTCCACCCGCCAGGAGTGCACGACCTCGCCCGCCCGGTTGCCGTGGATCTCGTCGAACACCGCCTCGTTGATCGGCGACCGCGGGCCAGCGGCCGACCGCGTGGCGACCAACTCGCCGAACCCGGAACGCGCGGGCACCAGATGCATGGTCAGCTCGGCGTCGAGGTCGGGCAGTTGGGCGAGGCGCCGGACGAGGGTGACCGCGTCCCGCTCGCACAGGTACCGGCCGTCGGCCTCGCCCTCGCACAGCCCGCAGGCGTTCACGGCTTGGTCGTTGAGGGTCACGTCGGCCTCCCTTCTCTGGCTGGTCGCTGATCAGAACGGGGGCTCGTCGCTGTGTCCTGCGCTCTGCGCGGCGGGCTGCTGGTTGCCCCAGCCGCCGCCCTGCTGCTGGCCGCCACCGTGTCCGGATCCGGACACGCCGCCCGCCGGGTTCTTGGTGACCTTGGCGGTGGCGCGGGCGAGGGTCGGGCCGACCTCGTCGACGTCGAGCTCGTACACGGTCCGCTTCACGCCCTGGCCGTCCTCGTAAGACCGCTGCTTCAGCCGACCCTGGACGATGACGCGCACGCCCTTAGCGAGGGACTCGGCGACGTTCTCGGCGGCCTGCCGCCACACCGAGCAGGTGAGGAACAGGGCGTCGCCGTCCTTCCACTCGTTGGCCTCGCGGTTGAAGACGCGCGGGGTGGAGGCGATGCGGAACTTGGCGACGGCGGCGCCGGCCTGGGTGAAGCGGAGTTCGGGGTCGTCGACCAGATTGCCGACGACGGTGATGACGGTCTCGCCTGCCATGGCGGGGCTCCTTCGGGAGTGGTGGTCGCGGTGACCACCGGTTGCGGGATGCTGGGTGGGAGGCCGGGCCCGATATCCGCGGGCCCGGCCGATTGCGTGCGGGTTAGGCCGAAGTGCTGCTCTGCCACGGGTCGGTGTTGAGGAACTGCTCCCGCTGGAACGCCTGCGCGAGGTCATCCAGTTCGGCGGCGAGCCGGTAGACCGGGCCGAGGGGCATGCCGACCGGGGTCTCTGCGCTGCGGAAGAAGTAGGCGAGCCAGCCCTGGACTACGTCGCGGAACACGACCGGGTTGCCGTGGAGTTCGCCGCTGTCGAGTCGGCGCAGGCTGGCCTCCAGGGTGGTGAGGGCCGTCCGTTCCCCGGCGTTGAAGGTGGGGTCCTCGGCGAAGTAGTGGAGGTCTTCGGCGAGGCCTTCGATCATGCTGGGGGCGACGGCGTTCCAGAGGCCGGTGATGCGAGCTGCGGTGAAGTCGTCGACGTCGGTGATGGTGGTGCGGTGCATGGTGGTTCTCCTTCGGTTGTTGGCTGGCTGCCGGTCAGCGGCCGATGAACAGCTGGGGCAGGGCAGACAGTTCGCGCCAGGCCGCCCTGTACGCCTCGACGGGCAGCAGCTCGGCGACCTCGGCCGAGCTGCGGAGGGGGCGCTGATAGGCGTCCGCGAAGTCGGCCGGAAGGCGCTCGGCCTGCTCGTCGTAGCCGGTCCGATCGAAGACGGACAGGGCCAAGGGCCCCACCGTGCCAGCGAACCGGACGCCTTGGACGTAGACGGTCGCTCCGATCTCTCGGGTGGTGACCGAGCGGTGGACCTTGAGATCTCCGTGCTCCGCGCGGGGCGTATCCCGCCGGGCGCCTTCGTGGATGCGGGCCGTCACGTACTCGGCCACCAGCGGATGCCGGAGGTACGCGTGCTACGGGGCCAGGACGAACCCGCGGCGCAGCTGGTCGCCGAGCTGCCACACGACGTGCAGGTGCTCCTTGGCGTCGTCGCATCGGTCGGGGTGGTAGTTGACGATTCCCCACGGGGTGCCCTGGACGTGTCCGGTGTTGTCGATGGCCGGCTGCTCGATGAGCTGGCGGAAGATGCCCTGGGTCATCTGCTTGGAGCCGACGTTCAGGGTGCGGATCTGGACGGTGGCTGTCTCGATGGACGTGCTGTCCGGCGTGGGCTGGGTTGCCATGTCTCTCCTTGGGGTGCGGCGGCACGGGTGCGGGTTGTTTCCCTTTTTTCCATGCCGTGCAGGGGTGGGGATCGGGTGGCGAGGTGGCCTGTTGCTCACGGTCCGCGCATGACCTCTCCCCTCATTGATTACAGAGAGTAATAATTACTCTTTAAATTGGCTTACGGGGAGACCTGTAAGTAATCAAGGGCAGTCCTCGGCCTCCCCTCGGGCATGGAATTAATGGAAAGAACTCACCCGGCCTTCGCCTTGAACGTCTCCGGGTGCGCGACAAAACGAGACTTCGGCGGCCGGCCGCGAGCCCCGTCCTCGCGCGGCGGAGGGTCGATCCTCCGGACCCACCCGGCGTGCTCCAGCACGCCGATAGCGGCGTCCACGTCCTCCATGGCCGTGCACCACTTCTGGCCCCGCACGGCCTTCTCCACGTCCTTCGCAGCGAACCGACCCCGCTGCTCGGCACGGCGCACCCAGTCCAGGACGGCGCGCGCGGGACCGAGCTTGGACTGCCGCTCCTCCGACATGAGGTCAGCGACCAGACGCGCGTGCTGGATCAGGTACGGCACGAGGGAGATCGCGTCGTCCATCACCTCGCCGCTCACGGTCAGCGTGGTCGGCTCCTCGTACAGCGCGAGCACCGCGGCGATCCGCAGAACCTGACCGGGCAGCTTCTTCGCCCAGCCCTCCACCGCGGCGAGGTCGCCGTGCGCCTTGTGTCGCGGCTCCAGCGCTTCCCAGAACGAGCGGAAGAGATCCTGCGCCTTCTGGTCCAGGCTCATCACCCGGTACTCGGGGTCGTCGTGGATCGTCTGCATCATCCGGACGACGGCCGCGTTGTACGCGGCGGTCACCTCGGCCGGGATCGGATCGCTGTCGTAGGTCCGCTCTCCGACTCGGCTGGTCGGCATGGCGAAGATGAACCGGGCCATGAGGCCGCGGGCCTCGAAGACGTCGCCGGTCTCTCCCATGCCGGTGAGGAACCCGGGCTGCACGGCGAGACCGAGGCTGAGGTTCGGGCGCTTGAGCAGGACGGGCGGGCCGCTCTTGCGGTTGACGGAGTGCGTCTCGTGGCTCCACGCCTTGAGGACGATCTCGGGGTTGGCCGACTTGCTGTACCGGCCGCCGACGTTGCCGAGGAACGATCCCTCGGTGGACAGCACGGCGAGCCGCTCGCCCTGCTCGGCGATCAGGTCGATGGCAGCCTCGGGCGTGGTGTCGTCGGCGACCAGCTGGGTGTGCACGAGGGGGTCGCCGAGTTCCTCCAGCTCGGAGTAGGCAGCTTCCAGGTTCTGCTTCGCCTTGCTGCGGGCGGCGGAGTCCTTCGCCTTGATGACGCGGTTCTCGGCCTCGGTGACCGCGGCCTCGGTCATCTTCCGGTCCCGCCGGTCCCGGACGACCGCGACCTTGTCGGCTTCCCTGCGGCGTTCCTCCTCCGCGTAGATCGGCTTGCCCATCAGGCTCAGGGCTGGCGACTTCATCTCTCCGGGGGCGGCGACCGGCATCGTGTACAGGGTGACCGGCTCGGTCCAGTCCGGCTTCGGGCTCACGGCCCGGCGTCCGCCGATCGCAGTGGAGACGGCGGCCATCCCGAGCCAGGCCGGCAGATCGACGGGCACCTGAAGGCTGGTGGACACGGCCTGCGCCATGACCCCGATGCCGCGCAGTCGACCGGAGTCGAGCGGCAGCGGCGGCGGGGGCGCCAGGGGGACCGCTTCGTCCCACCCCTGGCTGTCCTCGGCGTGGACACCGGACGACCAGTCGGGTTCCTTGACGTCCTCGGCCCAGTTCGGCTCTTCGCTCATGCCTGCCCCCGGTCGGCAGGGTGAGGGACGGGCGCCCAGACCTGGTTGAACTCCGAGTCCTTGTGACCGGCGGCGAAGTGGTCGTGGGCGTCCTTGCCGGTGAGGGCCTGGACCACGTACACCGTGCGGGCCAGCCCGCGGAGCGACGCGACGACCAGCTCTGCGTGCTCGCGGCCCTTGGGGTCGCGGTCGGCGACGATCGTCACGTCCGCGCCTTCGAGGTACGCGGCGTGCTCAGCCACCCACTTCCCGGACCCGGCCGCGTTGCAGGTGGCCACGAGCCCGTGGTCGACGAGCGCGTGTACGTCCTTCTCGCCCTCGGCGATCCAGATGACCCGGTCCGCTTCCTTCGCGGCCAGCAACTCGGGCAGCCGGTAGGGGACGAGGGGTACGAGCCGGTTGCCCTCCTTGTCGTTGAGGGACCAACGGCGTCCGGAGCGGGTGCCGTTGTCCGGCCGCCACTGGGCGAAGCACTTGTTGTCGCAGCGGGTCACGCCGTGGACGACCGCCTTGTTCTCGTTGCGGTAGACGTACTGGGCGACCCGCTTGTGGCCGCGGTCCTGGCAAGGGATCCACGTGTCGTCTTCGGGCCTGTCGCGCGGGCGTTCGGCCAGCGGCTCGTCGAACAGGTCGGCCTCGGTCCAGCCGATCGCGGCGAGGAAGTCGGTGTTGCCGTCGCACTTGTGGCAGTGGATGACGACGCCGCCGTTGTTGCCGCGCCGAACGGCAACGGTGTCCGGGGAGTCCCCGTCGTGGCAGACACCTTGGACGCGCAGTGCGCCGCCGCTGAACCGGTGCTGAAGACCGAGGTCGCGGACGCGGTCGGCGAGCTTGTTGTAGGCGATCCCGTCGGTCACGTGGTCACCTCCGGGAAGTAGTACGTGCCGGTCGGGAGGCCGATGCAGCGCGAGCGTCGGGGGCAGACGCGCGGTGCCGAGGCGAGGCCGGCGGAGTGGACGTGCTGGGTGCCGCAGAACGGGCAATCGACGACGAGGAGCGCGCGCGGCTCGTCGGGTGTTTCACCTGAAACGGTGTCGCGGTAGGCGACGAGGCGGGCCGCGGCGGCGGCCATGCCGAGAGCGGACGGAGGCGACTGGATCGGCGCCTCGTCCTGCTCGGTGTCCTCCCCGAAGATCGGGAGGACGGTGGTGGTGCTGTTCACGAACGTGCTCTCTTCTACGAGCGGGGCCAGTGAGGTTCGTGAGTGCGCAAGCGGCCCCGGGCCTGGGGGTTGGCCCGGGGCCGCCAGCGTTACCCCGGTCAGCCGGAGTTGTTCCGCTTGGTCTTGGCGACCTGGTCGCCCACGGCGATGACGTCGTTGATCCACCGGCGGACGGCGGTGAGCACCGTGACCGGGCTGGGCTGTTCTTCGAGGTGGATCCGGATGTTGTCGAGGATCAGCTCATGCCGGGCGTGCTCGGCCGCGCGCTGCATGTACAGGTCTTCGGGGACCAGGTCGATGGGCTCGTCCGGCGGGGTACGGGTCACCGGTGGCCCCCGTCCAGGTCGAGGGCACCGAGGGGACCGCGCCGGATCTGCTCGCGGGCGACCTCGGCCGAGGGCAGCGGACCCTCGGCGAGGATGGCGTCCGTCATGGACTCGCCCGTCTCGTGCACGGTGCCGTCCTCGGCGATCCGCACGGTCTGGAACTGGTCGCCGAGCCCGGTCTCGACCATGACCCGGCGGAAGGCGGGCTGAGCGTTGGCCATCAACTCCCCGCCCCAGGGGCCGTCGAGGGCGAGCAGGAGTGCCATCTGCCAGTTGCAGACGTCGAGGGTGTGGGTGGTGCCGTCGGCCCCGTAGACGGTGACCGTGTCCACCCGGGGCGGTACGGCCGGCTCTACTGCGGCTTCGGCGATCTCGTCGTCACGGACCCGCTCCCACTGCTGCCGGGTCGCACCGGTGGCCAACAGGACGGAGCCGACGAAGTACCAGTCACTGTCCCCGTCCCGCGGGTCGGCGAGAACGGGGATCAGCTTTTCCGGGAGGCCCATGAAGGTGACGGCCTGCTGGCTGTCCGTGAGGTGGCGGCCGTGGCGTTCCGCGAGGTCGCAGACCGACAGGACGGTCTGGCCGTCGTGGGCGGCCAGTGCTCCGGACTCGATGTGTCCGTGGATCGTGGCGCGGAAGGTGTCCGGGGCGAAGTTCATGCCGCCTCCTGGCTGTTCGGGGTGGTGATGGTGGAGAAGGCGGTCCTGATCACGGCCCGCTGGTGGTCGCTGAACGGCGGCGCCGACGAGACGATCGCGTCGATGCGAGCCCAGTACGCGGCGTTCCGGACGGGGTCCTCGAAGCGGACGGGACGGTCGCCGCGGGCCGGACGGCCGGAGACAACTCCGGCCGTCGCGGTCTTCCCGGGGGCAGTCACTCGCCCGCCTTCTCGCCGAGGTGGGCGCGGAGCTGGTCCAGGACCTCGTGCGCGTCCATGCTGTGGGGGACCAGGACGAGTCCGGACTCGGGCCAGACAATAATCTGTCCGTCGAACTGGTCGTCGGCGCTCGCGTTCGCTCGCGCCAACCGCAGGTTGTTCTCCGCCGCGATCTGGTTGGCCATCGCCTGGAAGATGACTTCGAGGACGGTATCGACGTCGTTGGCCTCGATGAGCATCTCGCCGAAGGTGTTCAGGACCCGCTCGTACTGGGCGTCCCAGAGGCCGGCGTCCTTCGCGGCCTGCTTGTCGAGTTCGAGCTGCGCGAGCGCACGGGTCACCTCGGGGGAGCGCGCGGGCTGGGCGGGCTGGCTGAGTTCGGCCGTCATGCCAGCGGCGATCGCGGCGGCGGTCTCGGGCGTGTAGTGCTCGGGGAGGGCCTTCCGCATGGCCTGGTCGACGGCCTCGGGCAGGGCCTCGACGACCTTGTCCCGGCTTGCGGTGAGGATGCGCTCCATCATCTCGTCGGCGGGGGACTCCTTGCCCGCCGGTGCGTAGGGCGGGGTGGGCGACGACGCTGTCGCCATGGCAAGGTTGCGCATGAGGATCCTTTCGCAGCGGCGCATGGGGGCGGCCTGGCAGTTGGCCCCGGCGTCGCTGTTTTTCAGTTAGCGCTGGTGAGAGGTGACTCGTGTGGCGTTGGCGTCGAGGTGGCCTGGCAGCTGTTCCTCGGCGTCAACGCTCTTGGTGCTGGCCTGCGAGAGCAGGGCCTCGTCGAACTCGCGGATCGCGGTCTCCGGGTACAGGAAACGCCTCCCGACCTTCGCCCCCTTGGGGCCGTAGCCGATGTGCCGCCAGTACCGGATCGTGCTTGAAGCGGTGCGGTAGCGCTCCGCTACCTCCGCCGTCGTGAAGTAGTGCTGCATGCCGTTCAACCTCGTCAGGGATGGGCGAGGGAGCTTGGATCAGCCTCCTGATGCTGCTGAAGCATGCCAGCGCTTTCGCCACCCCGTCAACCTTGCTGGGGGTGACGCCGTCGCGTGTCGTCGCTACCATCGATCCTCATGAAGGATGAGCGCAGTTCAACGCCAGCCAACGAACCCGATCTGGATGCGGACGCCCTACGTGTGGCGTTGGGTCGCCGCATGAGGATGGCGAGGGTGAACCTAGGTCTCTCTCAACAGGCCGTAGCTGACGCGATGATGGGGCGCGGCTTCAGTTGGCGGCAGACCACGGTGGCCAAGACAGAGGCGGCCGATAGGCCGGCCCTTTTCACGGAAGTCGTGGCACTCTCATCGATTCTGAAGCGGGAGCTGAGCTATTTCCTAAGCGGGCGGACTGCGCTAGACGAGGTGAAGGAGGAGTTGCAACAACAGACGAACGATCTGAAGCATCAGATGGACCACGCAAAGAGTCAGCTCGCCTACATCGAATCGAATCTAGCGAAAGCTGTCGTGGTTGAGGGGGTCATGCTGGCCATCGTTGAATTCTCTTACACGCTGGACACGTCACGGCTAAAGCAATCTTTCGAGGCTTTCTCGCAAAGCCGTGCGTTCGATGTTCCTTCGCTGAAGCGCGTGCTTGATGCCGCAGGAGTACCAGCCCACCAGGTAGAAGAGGTGGATCAGATGGGGCTGACTCATGCGGCCCGAGAGGTAAAGGAGAAGGGGGTGACGGGCCCGAGCGAGTGGTTGCCGGGGTTCGGAGATAAGGAGATTCCTCTTTCGGCGGCGCACTACCTGGAAACAGGAAAGTCTCCTACCTACTTTCTCGACTACCTGCGTCGCCGTGAGACATACGTGAACACTGTGTGTCCGCTGCTAGTCGACGACGTCATCGACTGGGTCGAATCGAGGAATCATCCTTGAGTGCTGCGCCTTTTCCATGCGAAATGCACAGCGTCGTAGTCGAAGTACCCGCCGTCGGGCATGCGCCCCGACCGCGGCTTGACCAGCGTGACGACGAGCGCCGCCCGCAGCACGTTGCGCTTCTGCTCCAGCAGCAACGCCTTCCACGCCTTCCGCACATCCGGCGCGCCGACCAGGCCGACGAGCGGGTCCACCATCGCCGCACGCGCCAACTGGTGCGTCACCCCGTCGAGCTGCGCGCGGGCCGTCTCCATGCCCTCGGTGAACGGGCCCAGCTCCAACTGGCCCGCACCGAACAGACCGGCCAGGTCGGTCATCCGCCGGCGGATCCGCTCGCTCTCCGCCTGCAACCCGGCAACGTCCACGTCGTCCGGACCGGGCAGCAACAGGTCCTCCGCGTCGTCGCGTGACAGCCGCTCGACGATCGTGTCCTCGACGTACTGGTCGACGACCTCGGCCCGCCGCCCGCCGCCGTGCCCGGTCGGACACTTGTAGCTCGGGTACTGCCGGCCACCGGACTGGGTCACCGTCATGCCCTGACCGCAGTCCCGGCCGCACAGGTACAGCAGCGAGCCCACCCACTTCGGCTGGGCCCCGCGGTTCGAGGTACGTGACGGGTCGGACAGGATCGCCACAACGGCCCTGAACTTCTCCTCCGGGACGATCGGCGCCCACTGTCCGGGCCCGACCTCCTCGCCCCTGTAGACCGCGATCCCGGCGTTCCTCGGGCGCTTCAGCATGTCCCGCAGATCCTGGTGGGTGATCGCGTTCCCGCGGGTGGTGGTGAGCCCCTTGTCCGTGCACCACTTCACGCAGCTGCGGATGGACCCGCCGGACAGGATGGTGTCCGTCCACTGCCGCAGCGCCTCGGCCTCCTCGGGCACGACCTTGTTCGTGTCGAGGACGGGCACCTCGAGTTCCTCGCCGGTCGCCCGGTCGACCCGCTTCTGCGTCTCCCCGGTGGGTACGCCCCAGCCGAACGGGCGGGTGCCGCCCGCCCATTCGCCGGCCATGGCCTTCTGCTGCCGGGCGCGGGCGACGCGGTGGCCCTTGTGCTCGGACTCCTGGCGGGCGACGGCGCCGAGGATCCGCGCGGTCATCCGCCCGGACGGCGTGGCGAGGTCGACGGTCCCGGCCTGCACGGTGTGCGTGGCGATGCCGCGGCGCTCGGACAGGGCGATGTACTTCTCCAGCTCCGTCGGGCTGCGGTGGAGCCGGTCGGTGTGCCAGGTGATGACGATGGTGGCGGTGCCCTGCTCCAGGTCGTCGAGCATGCGCAGGTAGTCCTTGCGCTTCTTGCCGCTGTAGGCGGACACGTCGTTGTCGACGTACACCTCGACGACGTTCCAGCCGTTGCGTTCTGCGAGGGCTTCGCAGTCCTGGCGCTGTCGCTCGACGCCGAGGCCGGCGCCGGTGCGGTCCTGGCTGATGCGGCAGTAGATGACGGCGCGGGTCTTGGTGCCTGCGGCAACGTCGACGGCGGCGCGGAGAGTTGGGCTCATGCTCTGAGTCTGCACCCGTAGTGGTGTCACTGTCTCAGGTTCGGGAACCCCAATATGGCTTCGTGCCACCACTGGAAAGATCTTGCTCGAAAGGGTGGGCATTGGTGCCCACCCATGCCCTTGACCTGCGCTTATGTCGCCGATTTCCACAGCCTGTGGGCACGCCTTCGAATCCAAGGTTGGGTGCAAAACGGCCCCGGCCGGATCGGCGTCCGGCCGGGGCCTGGTCCCGCCCGCCCCCAATGGGCACGGGGTACGGGGCGGGCGGTCTACCAGCTCTTGCGGCTGTACGCGTGCCAGTGCCTACCGCTGTGCCCGAACGGCAGGGTGCAGTGGTACCGGCCGCCCTGCCATTCGTTCCAGCAGTAGCCGCCGAGCCCGCGCTTACGAGGGAGGGACGAAAGGCTCATCGAGGCCTCCTCGCGCAGGCGCTGCGACGGGACGCGGCGCGCCACTGTCGGCGCAGCGCTCCGGCCCGCGGGCACTCCCGTTCCGGAACCGTCCGGCACGAGGTGCAGGTCGAGCAGTGGGTGAGTAGCGCCCGGTACTCCACGGGCGCGAGTGGCTGTACGGATCGGGCGCTCACGGCCGGACCGCCTGGCGGAGCGGGAGGAGGTGGCGCTGCTCCCGGCACGGGGCGCACGCGCTGCCGCCCTCGACCGGGGCGGCGGTACCGGACGGGCCTCGGTGCCAGTCGCACCATCCGGTGTCCGGTGTCTGGTCTGTGCTGCGGGGCGGGGTATGCGTATCGTCGGTCACGTCGACTCCATCCAGTCGGCCGAGCCCGGGGTCGGTGACACGGCCGCCGGGGTTTTCTGTGTTCGCAGCGTAGCCCTAGGTAGCTAGGGTAGCTAGGCGTGTCAGGCAATCTCGTCTCGCCGGGTAGGCCTGTCCTGCCTAGCGTCGAGATCATGGACTGGAAGCCGGACATCCCGCGGTGGCGACAGGTGTACGAGGTGATCGAGGCGCGGATCGCGGACGGAACGTATCCGCCGGGCGAGCAGCTGCCGGGCGTGCTGGCCCTGCACGGCGAGTTCGGGATCGCGCAGATGACCGCCCGCCGGGTGCTCTCCGAGCTGAGGGACGCGGGCCTCGCACAGATGCAGCCGGGCATCGGCACGTTCGTCACCGAGCTGCCCAAGCCGTAAGGGGGTACTCACTGACGAGTACCCCTGGACGCACGAAAGCGGCCCCGCCCTCCGAAGAGGGCGGGGCCGCGGTCATCGTGCGAAGAGGGCGACGGCGCCGGTCGCCGCGCCAGCGACACCGGCGAGGACGCCGATGGTGGGCAGTGGCCATCGGGCTTTTTCCAGCGTGCGGATGCGGGCCTCGTGGTCAGCGACGTCCTTGCCGACGTCGTTGAGACCCTGCCCGATGCCATCGAGCTTGGTCTCCACCCGGGTCAGGCCATCGCTCAGGGATCTCAGCTCCTGGTACATCTGCGTGTTGCTGATGTAGACGCCCGGGTCCGGGACCGGGGCGCCCATCAGACGCCCGTGGTCTGCCGGTTGGGCACCGCCCAGGTGATGCCCCAGGCGGCGAGGATGGCGAGCGCGATGGTCACGCCCTCCCCGGTGGTGAGCGTCCCGTCCTGCATGGCGGTGACGGCGACGGAGGCGCCGGCCGCGAGCCCGGCGACGAGGGACTTGGCGATGCTGGAGATCTTCATGCTGGTCCTCACTTCGTTTCGAGCGCGGTGACGCGCTTCTCCAGGGCGGTGAGCCGCTGGTCGGTGGTGAGTGGCGGCGTCGGTATCGGGCCCGGGATCGGGGCGGGGAGAGTGACCGGCTTCGACCACGAAGCCGGGTGCGTCAGCCGCTCGGCGACGTCCGCCCGGAACTGCGTGCCCGTGTAGGCGAATTTGCCGCGGGTGCCGTATCCCTCAACCGGGCCGAGCGGGTCGACCTTGCACTCGATCGAGGTCTCCTTGTGGCAGCCGCACGACTCCGCCGACCAGCCGTACTCCCGGCAGAACGCGGCGTTGATCCGCACCCACGCGTCGTACTGCGCCCGCGTGTAGACGTCGCTGCCGTTGCCGAGGTTCTCCGTCTCGATGCCGTAGGCCACGTCGTTGCCGTCGATCGTGCCCGAGCTCTTGGCCGGAGCCGGGTGCGTGGACTCCTCGTCGAGGAACGACTCGTAGGCGTTGCGCGCCATCAGCCCAGCGTGGTTCGCCCGGCCCGCACTGCACAGCGTGGCCAGCCCGGACTTCGCCAGGTGGATGTGAGCGAGCGGGCCGGGCAGTCCGGCGACGCCGTCCTTGGCGACGACCGCGAGCGAGTCGCGGCCTGCCGTGTGGTGGTTGAGGACCATGTGGACCGGGCCGAACGTCTTGCCGGTCTCGTCGTCCCGTCCGCGGGTGCGCCAGCCCGGGTACTCGGCGACCTTGACGCCCTCGGACTTGAGTATCGCGAGCAGCCGGTCCGGTGTCAGTGGTGCGGCCATGGGTCAGGGCTCCTCTACGGGGTGGATGGCGAGCTTGAACTCGGCGAGGGTGACCCGCCTCGAGGACGTCGCGTCGTGCGCGACGAGGAGGGCGAGGGGGACGTCGGGCCGGACGAAGAGCTGGTGGTGCTTGGTGAAGCACTGGATCCCCGGGCTCGGCGCCCGGTGGTCGGTGGCCGTGGAGTCGTAGTCGCCGAGCGGGTCGCGGACGAACCGGTCGCGGACCTCGGTGTAGTTCCCGGCCTCCCAGTAGATGAGGGAGGTGAGGACACCCCAGCCCGCGACGGCCGGCCAGATCAGCCCCGACCGCTCGTCGGTCTTCCAGTTGGTGACGTTGGCGCCGTCGGGCTGGGTGGGCTGGTGCATGCCCCAGGGGTCGTAGGACTCGGTGGTGTAGGGGAAGCGGACCAGGTGGTAGCCGTCGGTGGGGACGGACTGCGGGATGTCGACCTTGAGCGACACGATTCGGACGCCGGTCACCGGCACCTCCGGAAATGACGAAGCCCCGGCCGGGAGGCTCGGGGCGGACGGTGTGGGGGCGGGTCAGCTGGTGGCTTCGTACCGGCCGGCGATGTGCAGGGTCATGCCCGCGGCCGCGGCCACCGGGTTGGTCTGGTCCCAGAATGTGGAGTCGGGCTGGTTCGTCGAGCCGTTGACGGAACCACCGGCGAGGGCGCGGACGCTGCCGCCGTTGCTGGTGGAGATTTCGCCGGAGCCGCGCGCCTCGCCTGAGGCGCCGAGGCGGACGGACACGTTCGCCGCGCGGACCGCGCTGAAGGATCCGGCGACTGTGAAGGGCGGGAGGCCGA